GGCAATTGCCGCTGAGTGAATACGGCAGCTGGGATCAGAAGGTCGTCAGCGACATTGTTGGCTATGAGGTCCGCTTCAAACGCGGTCAGCTCGCTAACAACATCGTTGAGTTTGACGTTGACACTGACATCGTTACGGTCAAGACCTCAACGGTTATCGGCATCAAAACCAACCAGCACCTGCTGACCGTTGGCGAAGAGATCGTCTTTGCTGCTGATACTGGAACGCTGCCTACGGGCATCACTGCTGGCACCACTTACTTTGTTGCTGCCGATGGATTCAATAGCGTTGAGTTCAAGCTTGCTGCAACTGCAGGTGGCGACCCGATCAATCTGACTGGCACAGCAACCGGCAACTATCGGGTTTCTGGTCCAGCAGCGCTCGCTACTCGCCTGAATTTGTCTGCGAGCTGGGGCGCCGGACTTGAGCTTGCATCTGGCGGTTTGAACGCTAATCAGCAGTGGTTCGAAACCAGCCTGTTTGACGCTGACACCTGGGTGGTGATGGTCAAGTCGGTTGATGCAACCAACTGGCGCTCTGACCTTCCTGCTTTCGTGCTGGTCAATATTGGCGCTCCGCCAATCAGCAACGCAGTCGCAACGATCAACGCTAGGACTCAAGGTGATGGCGGTTGGGTCGGCAACTACAACAACTGCGAAGTTGATGGCGATGGCGATCTGGTGCAGACCGATGCCACCAGGGACAGCATCTTCACCTGGAACTTTGACAACAACGAGGCTGAAAGCAACCTGCTGTTGAGCACTACGGCGACGGCAACGTACCAGCACAAACTGGTTGCGCTGACCGGCGAAGACCTCGTGCTGGTTCAGGACCCTGACGGCACGAACGACGATGACAAGCTGTTGCAGGAAGACACGCCTGTTGTGATCACTGTTGCCAGTAGCAGCTTTGAGCTACAGCGAGGTGGTTCGACAATTCCTCACCTGCTTGAGGTCGACGACACGCTTGAGTTCATTGAAGTTGCGGGCAGCCTGCCCACCGGGATTTCTACTGGGACGACCTATCACGTCGTTTCAACTGATCTGACCAGTACCGTTTTCCGTGTTGCGGCTACCCAAGGCGGCACGGCAATCACCCTTAGCGGCACTGCCACTGGAACGTACGCGGTCAGAGGCGCAGCATTTGGCATCTTGGGTGAGCAGCGTTTCTACAGCGACACCGAACTGGCTGAGGGCGGCATTGTTCACCCTTACGCCCCATACGAAAGGTTGCTGGGTGATGTCTACCGCGTGGAAACCACCTTCAAATCGCCTGACGGTGTTGTTGCCGGTGAAATCACTGCCTTGACCGCCCAGCTTGATTACCCCGACGTGATCGAGAAACAGAATGACGTTGCAATTAGCAGCGCTGGCACGGCGGTCAGCCTGAACAAGACATTCCGCAGCGTGGAAAGCGTGCAAATCACTGCCCTTCAAACTGGCGGGTCAACGGCGATCACGGCTGTCGTTACAGCCAAAACCACGACCTCGGTTACGATTAAGTGTCTCGATGCCAGCGGTTCCGGCGTGACCGGCTTGGTTGACATCACAGTGATTGGCTACTGATGGCTGACCGTCGCATATCCCAATTAGCTGCACAGGAGACACTGGTCGAAAACGACCTGCTGCCCTTTGTTGATATCAGCGCCACCGAGACCAAGCGCATCACTGCTGAAAACCTGGGTCTGGCGCTGGTTGCATTTGGAACGACACGCGGATCGGACGTACCAACATCACCAGCTAACGGTCAGCTGTGGGTCGATACGTCTAACAACCCACCTGAGCTGAAGATCTACAACGGCGCCAGTTTTTCGCTGGTTAGCTTTCTGCCTAGTTCGGCGGTCATCACCAATCCAAGTGGTTCAGAACCCGCTAGCCCTGTTCTCGGTCAGTTGTGGCTTGATACCAGCCAAACACCTGATGAGCTGAAGGTGTACGACGGGGCAAACTTTGTCCGCGTTGATCCGCTTGGCATTACGCAGGCAGCTGGTGACGCTCGCTACCTGCAGATCACGGCAGCGTCCAATACTTACCTGCCGTTGGCTGGTGGCACGCTGACTGGAGCGCTGACCTTAGATGCTGCACCGACAGCAGATCTGCAGGCAGCAACTAAGAAATACGTTGACGACGAGATTGCGGACATCCCAGCAGCAACGGATCTCACGCCTGCTGGAACGGTGATTTACACCGCCCGGTCTACTGCTCCGACCGGCTACCTGAAGGCAAACGGTGATGCAGTCAGCCGGACAACCTATGCCACGTTGTTCAGTGCCATCGGAACGACTTATGGCGGCGGTGATGGATCTACAACGTTCAACCTGCCTGACCTCCGTGGTGAATTTGTCCGTGGCTTAGACGATGGTCGCGGCGTTGATACCAGCCGCACGCTTGGATCATCCCAGGGTGATGCAACTGCATTGCCCAACAACGCTTTCACCACCAGCAACCCTGGCAACCACTCGCACTCTTACAGCGGTGGTGATCGTCAAAACCTGGAGTCTGGCGGTCAGTCGCAACCTGTATCCCAGGGCGGCAACACCACTGGAGGGGCTGGCGCTCACACCCACACGATTGGCGGTGGTGACGCTGAGACTCGTCCGCGAAACATCGCACTGTTGGCTTGTATCAAGACCTAAGCCGCAACTAAGATCTCTTTATCGGAGCCTCGTCAATGGCAAGCATCAAAATTACGGATCTGGACGCCTACTCAGATCCCAAAAGCACTGATGTACTGCCCGCCGTTGACGTAACCAACGACGAGACAAAGAAGGTCAGCATTGCTGATCTGATGGAGAACGCTGGCTCTGGTACGGAGTCGGCTCCCGGCATTGCGTTTGATGGCGACCCCAATACTGGTATCTATCGCGCTGGTGCTGATCAGCTTGCGTTTTCGACTAATGGCACCCAACGCATCCTGATTTCAAGCACTGGGGTTGTCACTATTGCTGGTGACCTAACCGTCAATGGCACCACGACGACTGTTAATAGCACCACTGTCACTGTTGACGATAAAAATATCGAGCTGGGCTCTGTTGGCAGTCCGACCGATACAACTGCCGACGGTGGTGGCATCACGCTCAAGGGCGCTACTGATAAAACGCTGAACTGGGTCAACAGCACCGATAGCTGGACCAGCAGCGAAAACGTTGATCTCGCTAGCGGCAAGACCTACAAAATCAATGGCACCGATGTTCTGAGCGGCAGCAGCTTGGGTTCCGGTGTGACCGGCTCAAGTTTGACCAGCGTTGGCACGATTGCCAGCGGCACTTGGAACGGTACGCCGATTGCAACGGCTTCTATCGCAGACGACGCGGTTACGGCAGACAAGCTCGCTAACACCGCTGTCACTGCTGGAAGTTACACGGCAGCAGACATTACGGTTGACGCTCAAGGTCGGATTACTGCTGCAGCTAACGGAACGCTGGGAACAGCGGAGATTGCTGATCTTGCTGTAACGACCGCAAAGATTGCTGACGATGCAGTCACCACGGCCAAGATCGCAGACGATGCGGTCACTGCTGACCAGCTTGCAAACACTGCAGTTACGCCTGGCAGCTATACCGCCGCAGATATCACTGTTGATGCACAGGGTCGGATCACTGCAGCTTCAAGCAGCGCGGGCGCTGTTCAGGACAAGATTGAAGAGGGTAATAGCAGCGTTGAGGTAACTGATACCGGCAGCAACGGAACGATCACGTTCACGACTGAAGGATCACCTGCGGCAACTATTGATAGCTCCGGCCGCTTAGGTGTGGGGACTAGTACGCCTGGAAGCTATAACTCAGAAGCTGATGACTTGGTTGTTTATAACAGCGGTGATGGAGGTATTACTGTTGCGACGGGCAGTTCTACTGGGCAAAATAAGATTTACTTTGCTAAAGGGACAACCGGATCTGAGCAATACCAAGGTTACATCGTATATAACCACTCCGCCACTAGTAATGGCAGCATGGTTTTTGGTGTTGGCGGTGCAAACAAGGTTGCAATTACCGAGGCAGGCAACGTAGGGATTGGGACTACGGGTCCTCAAGAACTGCTCCATCTTCAAAGCGCATCAGATCCCACGCTCAGGATTGATAACACTGGAGGTACTGCACGGCAGGGTCGCATTACTGTTACCAATGCCGGAGACATGGAGTTCCGAGCTAGGAGCTATAACTCTGATGGGCAATTCATTTTTTATGGTTACGGCGCCATTACTGATAAAGAACGTGCCCGCATCGACAGCTCCGGCAGGTTGTTAGTTGGTACGACTACTGGACGTAATGTTGGAGGAGGTGCTAACGCAATAATTCAGGCGGAAACGACTTCACAAAACGCAATATCTTTTGTAGCACATAGAGGAACTAGTACTAGCGGTTCAATCTTTGTTCTTGCAAAAAGTCGTGGCACAGCGGCTGGCTCTTCAACTATTGTTGCCGACGATGATGAGCTAGGTGCAATTAGATTTGCTGGTGCTGATGGTACTGATGTTGAAAGTAGAGCTGCAAGTATTGCAGCCTTTGTAGACGGCACTCCTGGCGCCAACGATATGCCAGGTCGTCTTGTCTTCTCTACCACCGCCGACGGCGCATCATCGACAACCGAGCGGATGCGTATTGCCTCCAGTGGTTATGTTCAAATTTCAACAGGTGGAGATGGTTATGCAACTATCTTTAGCGTCGGTGCTAATGGAGACAACTACATCTCTCAAGGTACTTCTGGAAGTACTATTTTTAGAAATACTAGTAATGCTGAATACGCCCGCATCGACAGCTCTGGCCGCTTAGGTCTGGAGACTAGCAATATTACTGAAAAAGTAACCCTTGTTTGCAATAACGATACAAGTTCTGTTGACAACGGTCTTGGTATTTACCGCAGTGTAGGCGACGATAAGATCACCATTAACGCTCAAGGCGGTGCAGCAAGATTTGTTGCTGACGGTGGTTCTACTTACATGCCGTACCGTATTACCCAATATAACGGTACTACTTTAAGAGAAGCCGT